TTTTGTAATTTTAGTTTCTTTAGTTCTTTTTTCAGAAAGTTGTACTTCAGGAAAAAAATTAGGATCTTTTTTTCTTCCTTTTTCAATCATTTCAATAAAAGATAAATTTGCTTCGTTTCTTTTAGCAATAGTTATAAAGGTATTAATGTTATTATATATACTTTCAAAAGGATCAAGAATTTTTCTTTCACTTCCTTTAAAAAATTTTATTGGGTTTCTAACATTTTTAGAAAAATTACCATTACCTGATCCTTCTAAAAAATCTCTATAAAAAGGAACAAAATCTTTATTAGAATTTAATGCTGCTTGGTAAACTTCCTTTGGCAAAACTCCACCATCATATAAATATTTTAAAGCTAGTTGAGATGTTTCAACAACATCTTTAAAAGGTTGTTCAAATTTAGAATTTTCTTTAATAAATTGTTTAGCTGCTTTTATATTAACTCCAGTTTCAAATCCTTGTAAATTTTTTTCTACAGATCTTTTAGAAATTGAATATCTAATAAAATCTTTGTATAAACCTAAATCATTAATATTATATTTTACAAAAGTTTGTTTTAAAGATGGTCCAACAACTTCATTTGTTTTAAAATCTAAAGCTCCTTTTTCAATAAAAGCCTCTACAGTATTTTTTACACCATGTAATAATTGAAAATTTTCATAGGGACTTATTTGTTTTTCATATTCAACCCCTAATTTTTCTGCTTTCTTTTCAGCTCTTTTAAAAACATGATTTTGATCTAATAAATTATAAAATAAATCATCTACAAAATTATCAAATTTATAAGTTCTTTCTTTAGGTTCAAAAGAAATACTTTTATCTAATTCTGCTCTTGTTTCATCTATAACTTTATCTGCTTGTTTAATTTGTTTTTCTGTTAATGGCTCTGGTTTTATTTCTTTAGGTTTAGTTTCTGATATAATATTTTTATAAGCTCTTGGTATTTGAATATTAACTGAATTAGTATCTTCCCATATTGTTCTGTCTTTTATTAAATCATCAATAATATCAACTGGTTTTTTTCCTGTTTTAGCAATAATATTATCTATTTTATCTTTAGTTACCCTAATATTAAATGGTGCAAATAATGTAGTTTGCACAGCAAAATCTTCTGCACTAGGTAAATCCTCACCAAAAAATAATCCAGCTCCTGTATAGGCACTAGATTGCGTAAGTGTTCTTCCAAAAAAATTATTAGTAATCGGTTTTAAAAAAGGCATATTTGGAACTGCATAAGCGGCGTATAATTTAGTTCCTGTTTTCACTCCTTCACTTAAACCTTCCTCTACAAAAATATCCCACCATTCTGCAGCATTTTTTACTTTTCCTCTTTTTAATGCCTCAGTGTATATTCCTTGAATAGCACCTGCAGAAAATCCTCCACCAAATGCAGCACCTCCTCCTTTTCCAACAAATCCACCAAATAAAGCACCAGGTAAAAATGTTGGTAATTCTGTTACTAATCCTGTAGCACCTTCTGTTAATTTTTCTAAAAATCCTGTTCCCTCTGGTTGTGGTAAATCATATTGAAAACCCCATTCACCATCAGAATGATATTTAATAATTTTATTCATTCCAGAATTTCCTATTGCTCTTTCAAAATAAGGTTTAAATTGATACCTTTCATCAGTACCTAGTAAAAATTTTTGTATTCTATCTGCAGCATTATCATTTGGAATTTGATCTTCCGTTAAAATAGATGGATAACCTACATCTTTTTCTACTTCTTTTGCAATAGATTGCCAATAATCTTTAATTTCTTTTCTATCGTAAGGTACAGCACCAAATGTTTCAGATATTTTTTCTGCTGGAATATCTGCTTGACGCATTTCAAGAATTTTATTTTCTTTAAATTTATTAATTTCTGGAACAGGCACTCCAGCTTTAATCATGTCATTAATTTGATCTACAATTAAAGTCATTATTTATTTTTCTTTTTTAATTCATATTCTTTATATTCTTGTGATGTAAGCCAGTCTTCTACTGTTTTATATTTTTGTGGATTCCATGGTGGTGGCATTAAATCAGTTTTTATTACTGCTTCTGTTGATTTTTCTGATATAATTTTAGTTATATAATCTTTATCAGGTTGAAAACTTCTCCAGTCTTTACCAACAAAAAATTTATTAGTTGGATTAAGTAAATCATCTATTTTTTTACCTTCTTTAATGCCTTGATTAAAATTATATATCATTTGTGATTGAAAATTATTTAATCTATTATCTACTGTAGTGTCTAAATATTTTAATGAACTTGGTCCCTCAATAACAGGCTGTAAACTTTCAATAACAGAATATAATTTTTTATGATTATCAACAAAAGTAGAATTATTTGTTTTTGGTAAAAGATAATTAATGTAAAAACTAAATTCTTTTTTAGATATACCATCACCAACTCTTTGGGTAATACTTTTTGCTTCTGTTTCACCATCTAAAACAAATGGTGTAATGTGATCTTTGATCTCTCCAGTCAATATTCCTTTTTGAATATTAAAATTTTTATAATAATTATTAAAATTGGAAAATTCTTTTTGTCCAATTTTAGTAGATAATTCAACTATTTGTGATTTAGCTGTTCTTTCATAATCATTTCTTGGCTCTCCAAATAACTCATTAACCTTTAATAAATTAATAGTATTTAATCCTTGTGTATTATCAATTATTGATCTGTAATCATTTATACTTTGATCTTTTCTTTGATTTAATTCTGCTGTATTTCTATTATTAATTTCAGAAATATTTTGACTTCTAATTTTTTTAGCATAATCAACAATACTAGTTTTTTCAAATTGAGATAAGTTTTGCCAAGATTTAATTTTTTCTACATCTCCACCAAAAGTTCCATTTTGTATTTCTTTATAAGAGTTAAAAATACTATCTGCTGTGCTAGTTTCAGAAATTTCTAAATCTGAAGTAAAAAATAATTGATTTTGATTTAAGATTTGTTTGTTTGCTTTATCAATAAGTTGTGAGAAGGTTTTATTATCTAAACTTAATTTTCCTTCTTGAACTAATTTAGTAAAAAGTTCTGGTGATTTTTCTATTAAAGTTTCAGCAAGTTCTTTATGACCAAAACTTATAGCTTCGGCTATTAATTCTTTTTTTTGTTGAGGTTCTAAAGCAACAATTTTGTTTATATTTTCTGTTCTATTTTGATTATATATAGGTAAATAATTTTCTCCTAATGTTTTTAAATTAATAGTATCTTGTTGTGTATCTAATGAAGTTATTTTTTTTTGTTCATCAAATAAAGAATCTCTTGATCCTTTAATAATATCTTGTTTGAAAACATTTGCTGTTGCATAAAATTTTTGTTCTAATGCTTTTCTAGTAAAATTATCTGCATTAGCTAATGTTGAGTTTTCAGTAGAACTCCATAATTGTTTTATTTTTTGATCATATAATACTTCAACTTGACTTGGATTTGGATTTTTTTTTAATTCGTCTTGAATAGAATATAATCCTTGAGTTCCATCTTGTTGATTTCCATATAAACTACTAAGTGCTTTTAAAGCATTAGTATTTGCTTCTGCTGTTTTTTCTTTAACATAATAATCTGCTATTGTAGAACCCATCTTAGTTAAAGATGTTTCAAGTGGCATTTGAATGCTAGATTTAACTCCACCAACTTCTGCTGTTGGTCTACCTTGTGATTCAAATGTAGGTATCTTTGGCATTATTGATTCCTTGATCTGTTTACTGATTTAGACTGTACTCTTAAATTACTCATACTATTGTTTCTTGGATTTCTATCTTTATGATCAACATCTTTGCCAAGTAAACTACTTCCATATTTCTTTTTTAACATTCGTCTAGCACCATTTCTACCAGCTCTGTCTTTTTTTTGATCTGATTTAGAATGATAATTTTCATATTCTTCTTTATAATTTCTTGGCATTAAAATGATCCTGAGTAACCTGTTGGATTAGAATAATACTGACTATAAGAACTAGCACCATCTAATCCTCCCATGCTTGAAGATTTACCAAAACCACCACTCATAGAAAGTAAAGATGTTCCAGTTGAAAACAATGTGCTTATTTGTGCAGATTTAGCTTGTTGTCTAGCAACTTGTCCCTGTATTCTGTAAAAATTAGCTTCTTCAAACTTTCTTGCTTGACCAACTTTAGAATTATATTCCATAATATTTTTTTCTATTTCGCCTTGTTCTGCATTTGCTCTTAGTACTCTTAATCCTGTTCCAGAAAAATCAGCACCAGTCTTTGCAATTCTAGTTGTAGTTTGTCCCTGTAGTTGTTGAAACCTTTGATCAAATCTAGCTAAATCAAACTCTAGTTGTTTTTCCATTTGAGCAGCTTCTTGCTCTGCAACTTGTGCATTACGATTTTGAATTGATTGATTAAATTTACCAGTAGCACCTTGTTGTTGGTATTGTGCTACGCCTAAACCACCGACTGCTACTAAAGCTGCTGTTTCTAGTCCCATTAGTAAATCCTTGCCATTCTATAATGATCAGTACCATCAAATCCGTAGCTTTTC